GTTTGAAGCGCAGCGACAGAACATCATCGACGGTATGGACTCCGCACAGTCGGAGCTGACCGGATGGAACAACGAGGTCCGGGACAAGGAAGTGGTCGGGGCTGTCGTGCGCACCAGCGATACGGTGGTGACGATCACCCTGACAGCATCACCCGCCTACGATATTACCGCCAGCGAAGCCATCACTGTGACGATTCCTGCGACCGCCTACGAGAACGATCCCTTCGATGGTGGGGCCTTTCCCGCTGAACCCCTTGTGCAGGTTCAACGGATTCCAGTTCCAGGTGAATTTGATCCTTTCGCATCAATCGGGGGGTCGGGACTTGGGGGTATTTCCAGAAACCACACACCGCCCGGAACCATCGTTGATTACGGCTAGAAAAAAAAACAGGTCCTCCGAAGAGAACCTGCTTTTCCGTGGTTACCCCAGGATAGGGAATATCTTAGGGAACTCGACAATCGTAGCCCAATTCCCTGACCAAAATCAAGTCGAGGGGTTGACAGCCTCAGTATGCTCAAAATAGAGGCTTAATGAACAACGGGGAAAAGCAGGTTTTCAGCCAACAAGAGGCGAGTACCTTCCTGGGGATCACCCACGCCACCATCCGTCGGCTCATAAAACAGGGGTACATTCGTGCTTTTCAGATCCCCCATCCTGTGCCTCAGTTCGCTTCTAGAGGAGCGGTCCGGATCCGGGTTGAGGAATTGAATCGGCTGATGACTGAGAACGATCTCGCTGGAGGACTCTGCGGACCCAATCGCTCACACTGGATCAACGCCCATACCTGTCGGAAGATTCCCGTTGCTTTAGCAGCTCGTATCCTGGGGATGAAAGGCACGGCGGTCAGTGAAGCGATCCAGCGGGGAACACTGAATCCCACACCGGAGGGATTGCATGACTACATCCTGCTTCGCTGTGAAAAGGAACTGATCACGAAGATCCGCACAAAATACAGAAACAAGATTCTGAACCTCCAACAGACGGTGGGGCGTTACAAGAAAAGACTGAAAGATGGCTAAACAAGAGCTGACTTTGGCCCCCGACTACGCGGAAATGTGCGCCATTGATGACAGCGTGGGCGCAAGACGCTATGAACGCTTCAAGCAGGGGCAATCGCTTGAAGAGATTGCCGAGGAGTACAACGTCAAAGTGGACACCGTCAGGCTGGACGTACTCCACTTCGAGAAGAAGTTTGAACTCCTGACCCAAAACGCAATCATGCGGGAAAGGCTTGAGGGGGAGCTGGAGAACGAGAAACTGCGGAAATTGATCCGAAGCAAGGTCCACAAGAAAGTCCTCAAGGCGATAGAGACTATGGTTGATGGCAAGCGGAAGTACGTTTCCTTTGACCAGGCCCAAGGGAAGTACGTCACCATAACAGCCGTGGATTACCAAATGATGCTGGCAGGGCTCAAGGAATTTCAGAAGCTGGTCTCCCTGGAGCAGAAACCGCAAGTTCCCACCACCGTCGTCAATGTGAATCAGACCAACAACACTAACGTCGCCCAGAACGAAGATTTCGAGGAGAGGATGCGCAGGATCAGGCAGCAGCAGAAGGAAAGCATGGCTGCAGCCGCAGCGGAAAAGATTGTCGACGTCGAGCCGATAGAGGAAGAGGAAGAAGTGGACAAGGAGCCAGAATGGGACTTCTAGAAGTACAGGAGTTCATATTGCGGCACAAGAGCTTACGAGTGTCCTTGGGTCTATTTATGAATGTGTGGGTGCGGTTTCAACCGATGGCCTGGCTCAAATCACTCTCGCGGTTCATGCCCCGGATAATCAAATACACCCTGGTCGTTGGAGCTATCTATCTCATTTGGCTGACAGCACCATCTTTTCTTTCGAGAATGGCCGGCGCTGTGGCCCTGGTCCCCCCTATGCCCGCTTCCGCATCTTGGTTCGCCCTGGCTGTAGGGATCGGCGCCCTGGGTGTCGGGTTCTTTCTTTTTGGACTGGCTGCCGTTCTCTATACGAGCTGGTACTACATAACGATTGCCCGAGCCCTGGACGCGCAGCTCGCTCGAGAGTTTGGAGCCACGCGGCGAGTCATGAATTTCCAACGCGATCACCGCAAAGAGGAAAAGACTGATGGCAGCTTCAATATCGTGGACGATCAGAAAGCCGCCTTCAAGGAAGAACTGGATTCGCTCAAGGAATCAAGCGGTATGTCTGACGAGGAATACCAGGACCACCTTAAAACCATCGAACAATACGGCGTAGGGACTGAGGTGTAATGCACGCCATTAAGAGAAAAGATCAGTACGTCACAGACCTCGTTGCCCACTTCGACGAGAAGTTTTTGGGCTTTGATGGAGACACGAGGGCCTGTTGGGACAACCTTCTGCCTTCAGAGAGCGACAATCTCAACACGGAACTGTCGCGCATCCACGGAAACGACCCGGACAGCGTTCGCTATTACCTCGAAAATTATCACGCTATCGCGACCAAGGGTGACGAGTTCGGCGCACCGGAGCTGATTACACTCTTTCCCTTTTGGGAGAGTCAGGAGATCCTCTGGGAAGACGTTGTAGAATCCTGGGAAGCCAACATTCCCATCAAATGGATTCTTCTCAAAGCTCGTCAAATCGGTTGGTCTACGATCGTCCAGGCCATGATCTTCTACCGAACGATCTTCAATGAACTGACGAATAGCCTGGTGATTGCCGACGAACGGATCCGCTCCTCTCACATCTTCGATATGAGCCGCCTGGCCTACGATTGTCTGCCCTGGTGGTTGCGACCTGAGATCCAGTACGAAGTCCATGGCGAGTTCATGCGGTTTGATCGGAGAGACAAAAAGGACCGGCTGCAGCGTCCAGGTCTCCGCTCCAACTTCTTTGTCGATTCAGCCAACAAACCGACTGGATCAAGTCGCGGCTTTACCCTCCAAAACGGACACCTGACAGAAATCAGCTTATGGCGTGACCTAAAGATCCTGACCCGCGATCTGTTTCCCGCTGCGACCAAAGGAAATCGTCTTTCCATTTGGGTCATGGAAGGAACAGCTGAGGGCATCGAAGATCCCTATCACCGCCTTTACCAGCGAGCCGAACAAGGGGCTTTGAGCTGGCGTCCGAAGTTCTGCCCCTGGTGGAAGCAGAAGGAGTACAGCAAGCCTTTTAAGACCACACAGGAGCGAAGCGACTTTCAGCCGACTGACGACGAGAAAGATCTGATCCTGAAGGTCCGAGAGGACTATGGAGTGGACCTGAGCAGGGAGCAGTTGTCCTGGAGAAGGGAAACCGCCGCGGACTTCGAAGCGGTCGACCAGGACCCTGAAATGGTCGAGCAGGAGTATCCGTCCTTCCCTGAAGCAGCCTTTCGCGTCCAGGGAACAATCCCTTGGGAACAGAAAAAATTGCGGCGGCTCCAGAAGCGGTTCATTCGCAAGCCGGTGTGGTTTGGAGATATCGAGCTGGTCAAACAGAAAAACGGCCAGCGGACCCCTCAGTTGATCGAGTACCTGAGCATGAATGACGCTCCTCTTTGGATTTGGGAATTTCCAAAGATGAACAAGGTCTATTACGGGGGAGCTGACCCAGGCCAGGGCGTGAAGGGCAAGGATTACTCAGCCGCTTCGATCTGGAGAGTGACACAGAGCCACCTTCCGATCCCCCAGGTTGCCGAGTGGAGAGGCCACAAAGGGGGAACTCCCTTCGCTCGACGAATAGCAGCCCTGGGTTTTCTCTACAACACCTGTCAGTTCTCCGTCGAATTTAATATCCAGACGGTTTTAGAGAGTTTGCTGCACCACCTGAAGTATCCCAACCTCTACCGTTGGCGGTGGGCAGATAAAACGAAAGGACACCTCACCAACTATTTCGGATGGGTGACTCAGACCCGCAGCCGCAATGCCTTGATTGACAATTTCAAGACCATGATGGATGAAGATTTGCTTGAAATGCGTTCCCAGCGGTTGCTGAACGAGTGCTGGACATTTATCGACGTGGGTGACGACCGCTTCGAAGCGCGGTTGGGCACGTTCGACGATACCTTGTTTGCGGCAATGATCTGCACCAAATGTCTTGGGCAGGTCCACCCAGATCTCCTGGAAGAAAAACAGAGCGTTGTGATGCGGGATCCACGCAAAGATTTTCAAAACACGGACTACTCCCCGGTCCACGATAAACCAGGATTTGGTTCTGAAGGGGATTCGCAGTTTAACTTACTTTAGGAGGAAACATGGCAACAGGAAACGTGGCCCAGACCACAGACAAAGAAGCGGGCGGCAGGAAGACTACCAAGGCCAAGGCGAAGGCAGCGAAGCCCGAACCTGAGAAGGTAGAAGCGGCAGCGGCCCCCGAAGCGGCAGCGGCCCCCGAAGCGGAAGCAGCTCCGGAGACCAACGGAGAGCAACAGGTCGACGAACTGGTCCCGGAAGCGACACCAGCTCCAGCACCAACCGGAATCCAAGATAAGATCAACAAGGAGCGACAGGACCTGGTTGGAAAGATGATGAGCGGTCAGGTTGAAGAAGGAAAATTGTTGAAATTGGACACCTCACCGAAGTTCATTGATGCTCCTATCTTTCCGGATGCCTACTGTCCGTTGTGTGGACAGAAGCTGGCGGGAAACTCCAAAACGGGATTCAAGATGGCGTTTTATACGCACCCGTTCACCCCGGCAATCGCCCTTGGAAAGCCCTGTGTCTTGAAGGGAAAGAAACTGCGCGCGCCCGTCGTGAGAATGTTCGTTGTCGAGGAGTAGGGCTTGACGCGATACGCACAATGAAAGAGGAGACCTTTTATGTCATCGAAAGTTAGTACATCGAATGTTCCGTGTCCCCGGTGCCGCTTCGGGGGCATCAATGACAATTTCCTGAAAAACCGTGAGGGAGCTTTCTTCACCTACTGCGACGCTGGACACAAGTTCAACGACACCGCCGATATGCAGACTGAGATTGCTCGGGCCAATGCGAAGTTCGGTAAGCCAGCTCCAGTACAGACGTCTGTACCCGAAAAACCCAAGGCTACTCCGGAGGAGAAAAAAGAAGCTGGAGGGCGAGAAGTTACCGCCCAGGTCCTGGTCATCGATCAGGAGAACCGTGATCGCATCCAGAAGCTTCTGGGTCAGGATATCGGTGGTCCCGCTGAGCTGTTCGGCGCAATCTTCTCCATGAAAGAGGATCTCAAGGCCGCTCAGAACGCTGCCCCCCAAGAGGCTCCTGGTGGGCAACCTCTGACTCTCAAGAAGGATCAGATCGTGATCAATCTTCCTGAGTGGTGCGCTGAGTCGTTCAAGGACTTTGCTCAGGGCATGGGGATCCCGATGGAGGAATTTGCAAACCAGCAGTTTGAGGAGTACCTGCGGGGTCTCTATGTGGAAACCGCTTCGCAGAAGGTGGGCTGATGCCAGTTTGGGATTTTGTGTGCTCAAAATGTGAACGTAGAGAACTCGACGTTCACAACGTGCAGTTCGATCCGGAACCCATCTGGCCGAGTTGCTGTGGGGAGCGTATGGAAATGCTGTTCAGTACAGCGGTCAACGCTCCCTTTGAGCCTTTCACCACGACTCACATCCATCCTGAAGGCAAACCACTGAGGGTGCGCACTCAAAAAGACCTGAGTCACCTTCAAAACAGATTTGGAGTGCAGCAGATCGCTGACCCCAACCTAATCTCCGAGGGAACCAAACCTCACAACCAGCGATTCAGGCAGAAAGACACATCGAACCGCACTTACTTTGATGCGGGGAAAAGGGGCCGATGACAAGACTTGTTCTTCACACCACCGCCCTGAAAATCACCAACAGCGGTGGGGGCCTGGTCGACCGTCGCGAAAAGGAAAAAGATACAGTCACGGGCAAAATCATGAAGGTGATTCGGAGATACAAAGAAGAAGGCTCCGAGTACATGACCTTCATTTGTCCGAAATGTGAGCGTCGTCAAAAAAGAGTGGCCTACGATGTGGTCTACCTCAGAGAAAACGGCGACGTCGTGTTCTATTGCAATCAGTATGGGTGTGATGCCGAAATAGAAGTGTCCAGACCACCGAAGGCCGAAGAACCAGCTTCAAGGTTGATTGTGAGCCCAGAAGAATACCGCCGCCAGGAACGAGGGAAACATGGCACTGTTTGATCAGGATGCCGATAAACTGCCAGAACAGCCTTGGGAACTGCTTCAGTACAGGCCAGGACTCGATCCAGCAATGCAAGAGAAGCGGCTAAAGGAATACTGCCACACCGCTCATGAACAGGCTTGGCAGTATATGTCGGCTTCTGAAGAGGTGCGCCAGGTCGATCAACACATCTCCTACCTGATGGGGAACCAATGGCCGAGCAAGAGACCCTCTTATAAGGCTGCGCCGATCAACAATCGCCTCTTGAGGCAGCTCGAAGAAGTGACAGCCGTTCTCACCGATGTTCGACCCACCTTCGAAGTCCAAACCCTCAACAAGATCTACCACGAACAAGCCGAAATCCATACGAAAACGAATAAGGCTTGGTGGACGATGCAGGACAACGATCTGAAGCTGGCCCTGGCAACGATCCATGCTTACCTCAGTACCGGATTCTTGCGGATTGTCTGGAACTCCAGCTTGATGGGGGGAGAAGGTGACTTTCAGCTGATACCCCTAGGGATCTCTCAGGTGATGCCGATCGGACCTTCCCATGAACTCCAGGAGTGGCAGGGTGTCGTTTACCGTGATACCAAGAGCCTGGCCTTTTTCAAAAGACGCTTTCCACTGGCAGGATGGAAAGTCAAGCCGAGCGTCGAACACAGCAGCTATGCTCGTCCGTTCTCGAGGCCCAAGTATGTCGGTCAGCACGCCTTTGAACTTCTATCCCCACAGATGAAGCGCGTGATCGGCGGTGTCCCTCAGTACATGCCCGGAGTTCTCCAGCAAGCCCCTTACACGGAGTTTTGGATCAAGGATGAGCAGCTCAACACTTCAGACAATCCTGTGATCATGGGACCACCGGACGCGAATTGGGCCTATCGAGTGGATGCGGGAAACAGGCTCTACCCGCGTGGACGCCTGATCGTCACGGGTGGGGATGAGTTTGATCTGATGTACGACGGTCCCAACCCGTACTGGCACGGCCGTTATCCCTTTATCACGGTCCGACTGAAGCCAGTACCCTGGCAGTTCCACGGTATCAGTGAATTGAGAACTAAGATCCCGCTGCAGGATATCGTCAACACGGTCCTGGCCGGGATCTTGGATATGATCAAGAAGGCGGTCAACCCTCCATTGATCTTCCCGGACAATGCTTTCAGTTATGCGGTCAAGGCGCAGATGGATCCCAATATGCCCAACGCCAAGATCGGATACAGCCCACAGTCACCCGCAGCCCCGCAATACGCTCGAATCCCTGATCTTCCTAGCTTCGTACAGAACACCCTTTTGTACGCTCAAAACGAGATGGACGATGATTCCGGGTTGCTCGACGTGGGCGGGCTGTCCCGTAAGAAGGTCACACCGGCCGGGAGTACCCTGGAAGCGCTGAAAGAGAACCAGCAGACCATCATGCGCTTGCGTGGTCGCTATATCGAAGTCGCACTGAGGGAGTTGGGCGAACAGATGATCTCCAATTTCATGCAGTTCTATGACGTTCGTAGGCGAATGTTTCTCCTGGGCCGGGATGGGGTGAGTTTTGAAGATGTTTTTGATTGGGTGCCAGGGGAAATGACACCTGCCGGGATTCACCCGCAAGATCATCGAAAGCAGTTCGTCTTTCTGATGGCTCAAGGCAGTACGCTCACTTCCAACCGTGAGAAGGAAGCTCTTGTCGCCTTTGCCTTAGCCAAGGAAGGAAAATACAGCACAAAAGCATTGTTCCGAAAACTTGGAATGGAGAACGAATACGACAGAGTGATGCGCGAGTTGGGCGAGGAAGAAGTTGCCATGATTCGACGCATGACCTTGAGCCAATTATTGTCGGGAGCTGCTGGAGGAACTCAAGGCGGTCCAGGTGGAAAAGGCTCCCAAAATATAGAGAATTTGCTCCAGTTGGCTTGACAAGCTGTTTATGCTGAAACTAGGGACAAATGGCGAAGAAGCACAAAGGTCCTATAAAAGTCGGAAAGAAGTTCAAGAGGGTGATGGGTGAATATGGTGAGCGCACCCTTCATCACGGCGGCTCCGGTGAGGTTGTCACGGATGTAAAGATGGCAACCGCCATTGCCGCTTCAGAGCAACGAAGGTCAGACAAGGGAAAACGTAAATCGAAACGCTCAAGCCGACGAAAATCCAGTCGACGATGAGCAAAACAAGGAGGCAACGATGAAAGATGGAAAGATGGGACACGACCTGGTCGTTCCCGCGCACTATCCTGGGCACGATCCTGGAACCTACCCGGCCCCCGGAGCCATGCCCTCGGCTCAGTCATTCACTTCGCCGGCCGTGTTCTGCCCTCACTCTCCAGAGCCAATTTCTGTGAACCAGAAACGCCCTGGTGGTGAGAGAGGTGGGGACAGCGGTGGCAAGATGAAGAAAGGTAACTCCTACTAGGAGCACCAGTGGCTTACACCGATCTAGGAATCGCCCCTCCTCCAGGCATGGATGTTGCCGCTCAAATGCAACGCCCTCCTGAGAGCCAAGGCCAGCAGATGGCGGCTGGCGCACCCGCAGAGGTTCCAGCGCAGCAGCCTCCTGGACTTCCAGGAGGAATGGCAGCTCCAGGAGAACCTGATCTGAATGTGATCACTACCCTGATCGCAAAACTCGTCCAAATGAAACCGGGATTGGCTCCCATAGCGGACAATCTCATTACCAAATTGGCTATCAAGCTGTCGCAATCGGGAGCCCCTGTTCCCCAAACGCCAGTTGACGCCTTTCCGGAGTCAGGGGGAGCAATTCAGACAGCGGTGAATATCGAACGTGAGCTGGCGAAGGTTAAGGAGCCAGAGCTTCTACCTGACATTCGATATTTCATTGCCTCGATGAGGGAAGAAGTGAACAAGGATCTGGCCGCGCAGGGGGGATCCCCCGCTCCGCAGGCACCGTTGGGGGCGTCCCCAGCAGTAAACATGGGGACGAAGGTTCCCATAGCCGTGTAAACGGCAAAAGCCCCGGGGGATAGTCCCCCAGGGCTGTGATCCGGAGAAGGACTCCGGATGGGGTAATAGGAAAACCCATCCTAGCACAGTCCTTCTCCTGATTAAATATTTTTAATCCGAAGCGCAGCCCATTGGCGCAAGCCCTCAGGGAAAGCCAAGGGAAGCTGAAGGAGAGGAAGCAATGCCTTTAAGACCGGAACTGAAGGAAGCAATCGAAAAGACTGAGGGGATGACTGATGCCTATCGGAATCAGCTTCTCAAGACCATGGAGAACGCCCCGGATGCCCTTCAAGCGGGTTGGCTCCGTCAGGCCGACTACGACCGCACGATGAACGAGGGGAAGGAAGAACTCAAACAGCAAGGCGTCGATCTGAAGGCCAAGGAAGACGCTCTTGAGCAGAAAACCACCGAGTGGAACAAGTGGAAGGGCGATGCCGACAAGATCGTTCACGACAACGTGACTCGCGCAGATGGCTTGCAGCAATCACTGGCCGAGCGGGATGAAAAGATCGTCGAGCTGCAGGACAAGATCCGTGCAGGTGACTTTTCCGAAGGATCAGAGGGCGAAATGCTGAAAGAGGTCACGACTCTGCGCGGCGAAATCAAAGAACTCAGGACCGCTGCGACCAATGGGGAAGGTCACTTTACCCAGGAAATGGCTGAAAAAATGTTGCTTGAAGGAGGTAACCGACTCGCAGGTAACATTTACGACAATGTGTTTCTTTTGATGGATCTCAATCAAAGCCACACGACTGAGTTCAAGGAAGGTTTGGACCGTGAGGCATTTATCGGGTTTGCCACCGAGCGCGGCATGGTAGGGACTCAGAAGGAGTTCAAAGCCGCTTACGATCTCTACGTCCAGGACAAACGCACAGAGGTCAGGATCGAAGATGCGCGGAAGGATGAGCGCACGAAGATCGAGTCCAAGATGCAATTTCCGTTGGACAACGATGGAGGTCAATCAATTAACAAGGGTCCCGTGGAAACGAGGCTACAGCAGTTGAACAGAGAACGTGAAGGCGTTGACTCTAAGATGACTATCGCCCAAGCGTCTGCTGCGGCTGCTGCCGAGCTTCGTAAAGAAGGGAAGGTTGCTCCGGACTAAGGATAGGGAAACGTGGGAAGGTCTGCACATGGCCCCGCCGTCGCAGCCCGTGACCGCAAGCCACCGAAAGCTAAGGTGGAAAGGTCGTTCGGGAAGTCGAAAGTGCCAAAGCAAGCCACTTTGTAGTTTGTTTTTTTATTAACTCAAGGAGGAAAGTATGGCACTAACCTTTGATGACATTAGTTCGAAGACGAACCGATTCATCATCCCGCGGTTGGTGGACAACGTCTACGAGGCTTCTCCGGTCTTCACTCGCTTGCGCACTCGAAACGCCGAGCGTTTTGAAGGTGGTCGAACGATTCGTCATCCGATCATCTACGCCGAGCTGACTGGTGATGCCTTTAGCCGAGGTGGGACGTTTGATACGTCGTATGTTGAGACCGACACCGCTGTCGAGGTCAACGTCAAGTACTACTACGTCAACGTCACTCTCTTCGGTACGGACAATGTTCTCAATCGAGGTCCGGAAGCTGCTATGTCCTATGTGGAAAGCAAACTCGTCAATGCCGCAGGCAAAATGGCGAAGTTGTTAGCCACGGATATGTACCTGGACGGCCAGGGAACTTCCAGTTCAACTCTCCAGTTGGATGGAATGTCAGCGGCTTTCGACAATGGGAATGCGTTCGGTTCTTACGGCGGCATCGACAGGAGCGATATCGTTCCTGACGGGACGAACAATGCCGGGATCAATGGCTTTCAAACCACTCTTCCCACATTGACACTGAGCGGGGTGCAAACCGCGTTTGGTGCGGCCTGGTTCGGTGCAGAGCACGTCGATCTGATGACTTCAGACCAAGAAGTGTGGAACCTGTTCTGGAATAAAATCCAGCCTCAGCAGAGATTCCTCGAGGAATCTTCCGATGTGGCAAAGATCGGGTTCATGTCGCTTCGATGGAATGGAGCTCAGATGGTCGTGGATCAGTATCAACCTGCACAGCAGTTGATTGGCATGAACACGAAACATGCGCAGTTTTGGATCACCACCAACCGGAAGTACCAATTTGGGTTCACCGGATGGAAAGAGGCCCAGAACACGGATGACGTGGCCGGCCAGTACCTGTTCGCAGGAAACCTACTGTTCCCCGCTCCTCGCCTCAACTTCATCATTGACGGAATCGTAAACTAAGGTGAAAGAAAGGAGCTAAACATGGCAGGCGAACGCTTTGGACTTTCATCTCAGACGGCTCAGATTAGCACCGGGGACCCTCGCACGGTCAACGAGCCGGAGATTTTCAGGGAATCCCCTGGTCTCCCCTCACCCGGTGTTTCACCTGGAGTCTTAGGGTCGATTGTCCGTTTTGATGGAAACCTTTATCGTTATTGTCTCCATAATGAAGGCAGCGGTGCTGTAGCCGTGGTCGCTGGTGGAGTCGCGCATTTCTTGGCTTTGGATCCCGAGACCGGGATCTATACC